TTTTAATTTATCGATGTATTTTTATTATACTTTCACATATTTCAAATGTCAAATTCGTTTACGAAAAAGCGAAAAGGTACATGAATTTGACGTTTTTTACCTAAATTTGATGCTGATAGCGTGGTGTAGGAATTGGCTGTTTTATAGTGGTTTTTGTGTCTAATACCGCTACTTTATGACGAATTTGTGTAGAATTGCATTTACCTTCTAAGCCTTTATTTATATAGGTTTATGTATCTATTTCTTATATTTTATAAAATATTAATATATATATATAATTATTCTATAATTAGTATCTAATGGGATTTTTTGCGAAATTATGAAAGTCTGTAATTTCTCATTTTGTTTTTTCTTTACGTGCCAACTACTTAAAATCACGCCAGAAATGATTATGTTTAATTATATTTCTTGGCGTGTACTTGGGGTTACGGGTTTAATACGCTAAAACCCAAACCAAGTTACTGGGTTTTACTTTCCGTGCAGCGTTAAGCTAAAACCGTCTCAAGTTGTTTTTAAGTAGGCTGACTTGTAACCTTGTTTATGTTATGAGCTGTTTTTATGGGTTAATTGGCATCAGGAAGTTCTAGGTTGAATCGTGTTGCTTTAAATGAATATCGGCTAGTCCAAAACGCTGCGTTGAACCTATGGCTGTTTTGACGCTATTATGGGGCATTGTTGAAATAGCTTGCATTGTTGCTTATTTTTGTTATAGTGGAATCATGTTAGATGGAGGTGTGTAATGAAAATGTACATAGTTAAGAATTTAAGCAAAGGTAAGTTTCAGCTCGTTAAAGAAATTGAGCTAGATCGCCGAGATATGATTAAGTTGCTTTATGAGTACAGGGATTTGAATGACGGGAATAGATACGCTGTCGTATCAACGCTTAATGTTGTTTCTTAAAATGCATCTAGGCGGGGTTTTAAGGCACCGCCATTGAACGATCTATGTTAAGTTAATGCTAGGAGATGCATCATGTTAAAATTACGCATTGGTGACGTTGCTGTGAATGCGAGTGGTATGAGATACACCGTGAAGGCTCACAGTGTGACGGGTATGATGTTATGTGAGGACGAGGGCGGTCGGGTAGATCAGTTTTATGATACGGGTCGATATAGTGACCTGTTGCCGTGTGGATTAGATTTAATTAAGATTGTCGATAATACCGAGGATGTTTGGTCTAAATAGTTATACACAGGAAACTTAAAGTTATCCACAGCATTCAAAGCCCTGCTGGCAAGGGTGTTGGTGGTATATGTGCAATAGTTATCCACAGGTTATCCACAGGTTATCCACAGGCTGTCCACAGGCTGTCATAGTGCTTGACAATACGATAGCGTGAGGTATAATTGCACTATAACAAGGAGAGATATCATGTACGCGATCAGAAACCGCAAAACAGGACATTCAATTTATAGTGGAATCAGAACAGTAGCAAAGGCATTTGAAATGCTTGATAAGATTGGTGATTCAAACGAAGAAAAATACGAGGTGGTATATGTCAGCTAGATGGCGCATCGTAGACAACATAAACGGTCGTGTCGTATACAACGATCTGAGAGACCTAGCGCATGCCAAGCGAATCCTAAGGGGCATGCAAGCCTACGCAAGCAGTCCAACTCGATACGAGATTCAGGAGTATGATGATGATTAAATATCTGTACGTTATAACGGTATGCTTAGTTATGAGTGGCGGTTATATACAACAGCAGCGTCGAGACGAGTCCGCTCGGGTAGAAGCTCAGGTCGCAGCAGCTCGCGCTGTAATAGCTGAAGCTGCATGCAAGAAGTCTACTCGTAACTGTAGATAGTCCTTGACTTATGCACTATAACGATCATACTTTAATTACAACCAAGGAGATTAACATGAAAACAGAACGCACCGAATACAGCCACTTCAGGGGATACGGAGATATCCAACGCAACACAATACGGCATAACGTCAAGCAACAGGCAAGTGAATCCTGTGCGGCTTACTTTATAGCCATATCTTTGGCGTTCATTGCTTATGTTGCCTACGATATTGTTAGCAGAGGAGCATAGCCATGAAAGAAGAACTCGATACATGCGTCATCGAATACGGATACGTTCCTTCAATGCTAATACTCGCCTCAATATTATTCGCAATTATCTATATAGTTCTGTCTTTGACAGTTCAATAATATCAGAGTATAATCCAATGTGACGATCACAAAAGGATTGCACTTCCATGAAAAAAACACCCCTTTACGCCGCGCTTTCTCTCCTTAGCGCGGCTTCTTTTTCAGCCACGACAGACGTATCGATAGTAAACTCATCTTACACATCAGTGACATGTGTCGCTTCTAACGTTACATTCACAAAGCCATCACAGTACGTATTTGCCTCATCACAGCCAGCCTCGTCCTTGGCTGGACATAGATTTAATGGGCAACTTTCCGTTCCTATTGCCGCGCTTGGCTCGGGGGTGTGTCTGTACGCCAAGTCTGAAGACCCTGTTGCCGTTGCCGCAGTGTCTACACTTGCCGATGTTACCATCAACAACGGCGCAACGGGCGGTGGAGGCGGTGGCGGTGACGCAACAGCGGCGAATCAAGTCACTCAAACTAACTTGCTAACCACAATTGACGCATCCCTTGAATCGCTTGATGTTAAGTCTCCTGTGCTTGTAGGCGGTAAAGTGCCTGTAACTGCGGTTGTAACGTCTATGCCAACTACTGCCGTAACGGGAACTTTCTGGCAAGCAACGCAGCCCGTTAGCGACACCAATATCGATGTTGCTCTATCCACTCGCTTAAAGCCTAGCGACACGCTCGCAGCAGTCACAACTGTTGGCACAATTACAAACCCAGTCACCGTAACGGGAACAGTCACATCAACACCAAGCGGAACGCAAGCAATAAGTGCTGCATCCCTACCACTGCCCTCAGGCGCATCTACAGCAGCATTACAGACAACAGGCAACACATCCATAGCTAGTATCGACACAAAGATTCCTGCGCTTGGCATAGCATCAGTTGCTTCATCCGTCCCTACTGTTACCGCCCCAGCCTCAACAGCAACAGATTCAAGCGGAACCATAACCACGGGCGGAACAGCTCAGACCGCTTTAGCTGCCAGCTCTACCCGTCGTAAATTCGACCTATACAACAACGACGCAACCGAGGTTTTGTGCTTTAGCGTTACGACGACAGCATCACTGACTGCAGTAGGCTCGATCTGCTTGACACCATCCGCCACTGGCGTAGGTGGAGGGTATTACAGCGGCGAGTATGTTGGTGCTCTCAGTGTCATTGCAGCAACGACAGGTCATAAATTCACGTTATGGAGCTATTAATATGAATAAGTTATTTGCTTTGTCATTGATAGCATTATGTTCAATATCACAAGCTGGATATCTAACAAATCCAGCTCCCGTGACAAGTGTGGCTGGTCGAAAAGGTGCTGTTACAGTATCGCCATCTGATCTCGGAACCGTAACAGCAAACACAGTTCTAGGAAACGGAACAGGAAGCACGGCAGGATTAACATCTCTTCCTATTCCGTCATGCACGGACACGGGCGGCAATCACTTGAACTGGACTAGCGGCACGGGCTTTAGTTGCGGAACGTCTGGCAGCGGCGGAACGGTTACAGAGGGGACTTATTCGCCAGTTTGCACGGCTGGGTCTAACGTTTCCTCCTGTATTATTCAATCGAACGTGAATTACATTCGAGTAGGAAATACCGTTTTCATTAATGGTAACGTTAACATTACCACGACAACCGCTTCAGTTCTCTCTGGCGTCACTATCACAATCCCAGTTGCTTCCACCTTCACCCTTTCATCGGATGCTTATGGAGCAGTTAGCTGCTATGTTTCCACTGTGGGGCTGCAAAAATCATCGGCAGCTACGACAGACGCTCTTTCAGCTCCAAGCTTGATTAGATTTAATATTGAAGCGGAAGGTGCTAATGCCGTCAATAACTGCACTTACATGATAATGTATAAAGTAAAGTAAAATGAAATACACATCAAATGGATATGCTTATATCCTAACCGAAGATATTAAGATCACAGTCGAAGCGGACGACTTGATCGCACACGATGAGTTTACGGATTACGTGCGCGGGTCTATATCCGTTTTGACTGGATTTAAGTGGGACGGTGCTACTTGCGCCATAGATACGCCTGACTTCATGCGCGGCTCATGTATTCATGATGCGCTGTACACTCTAATACAGCAAGGCAAGCTACCCGCTTCGTTTAGGGCTAAAGCAGATAAGATATTATTCAACCTATGCCGTGAAGACGGCATGACGCTGTTCAGGGCATCTTATGTTTATGCCGCTGTACGTTTATTTGGAGCAAAACATGTCAGTAACGGTTAACTACACAAGCACGGGTCAGCCTATCCCAGCCACTAACGGAATTATCGGCGTACCATTGCCAGAGGCTAATGCGCTGCTTGGCGTTAATCAGGCAGACACGGCATATCAAGGGTATACTCTTATAGCTGGCGTAGGCACAGAGATTGTCTACTCTGATGATGCCAGAACGATTACGTTTAATAGCACTGGCGGCGGTGGCGGTGGCACAACTACGGTATCGGCTGGCACTGGGATATCTGTATCGCACGTCGGGGACAATTATCAAGTGTCTAGCACTGTGGTTGCGCCAACCGTATCAGCAGGGACTAACGTATCGGTTTCGCATACTGGAAATGACTACGCTATCAGTGCTAGTGGCGTGCAGACGATCACGGCAGGCACTAACGTTACGGTATCTCGAGTTGGTGATGCGGTAACGATTAACGCAAGCGGAGGTGGCGGAGGCATTACAGCATCAAGCGCTGATACGCTATCAAACAAGACTATCAGCACCATAGATAATACCATACTTCTGAACGGATGGCATTTATCTGGGTCGGCTCCATCAGTAACCGTATACGCGGCGGCAGGAACTGGAAGGTCTGCGTCTGTGAGCGGGAGCGCGTTTTCTTTTCAACTTACGCTTAATACGGGCACTGGAGTCGTGGCAGACGATCAGTTGCTTGGTTTTTCGTACAGCGAAAGTTCTCCTAATGGGTTCGTTGTTACGCTAACCCCTGCAAATAAATCTGCTGCTGAGTTATCAGGCACGTCTTCTGTCTACGCTACTGGAATCAATGGCACGAGTTGGCGCATTTATGGCAGCACTTCTCCTCTTGCGGATAGCACAACATACAAATGGAATGTTCACGTTTACGGGTAAAAATCATGTGGAAAAGTTTATTAAAGATGTTAGGCGTGGCGGTTGTGGATAAGGTCGCCTCTGAGCAGATGGCTAAGGCTGCGCCAAAGCTAGGCGGTGATTCTCAGATTGCAGCTAATGCAATCGCTTCAGACCTGTCGGCGCGAGCTAATGCCGACCCGCTTATCGGTGCATTAGCCGATGCAGCTATAGATGCAGTTAAGAAAAAATGAAGCAGTATATCATAGAACTGTTCGAAAATGACGAGTCGTTCAGGCGTTCCGTCGTGCATCATCTGCTCGACGACCCGAGATGTTTGGATATATTTGTACGGAAGCTCAGCGATTCGATCTACGAAGAGAACAGCGAGAAGACACATGCTACTTACTGGCGTAAGGCAGTTAGCTTGATAGTTATAGCCGTGGGCATGTTTGCTAAAGATATATTTGACTGGATTACTAAAAGATGATACCATACTTAGTCGAGGCTGGTTGTTTGTTCGTAGCGTACAAGCTGTGGACTTGGGGGCATAATGCAAGGCACGTTATTCGTAGAAAGTGAAGAGGAGGGCATGGCTGCATATCGTCCTGAGTTTGTCGCGCAGGTGTATAAGCTGTGTCTGCTTGGTCTATCGGATGCCGAGGTTGCTCAGTTCTTTGAGGTGTCTCGCGCCACGCTAACGATGTGGCGAGACAAGTACGAGCATTTCGGGAAAGCTATGAAGGACGGCAGAACGATAGCTGATGCTGAAGTTGCCTATTCTCTGTATCAGCAAGCCACGGGATACACGAAGCGGGTTATTAAATCACAGTACGATAAAGAAACTGGCAGATTCGTTCGTGACGAGTGGGATGAGTTCGTTCAGGGCGACGTTAAGGCGCAGGTGGCTTGGTTAACATTCCGCCGTCGCGGTACGCTGTGGGATACTAAAGTTGACTTCGGTAACCCTGCATTGCCAGACGCAATCAGCGCGAAGCCTGCCGAAACAGCTCAGGATGCCTCGAAGATATACGATCTTATGACAAAGGGCGGCTAAGATGCCTTGCCCAGTCCCGTTTGATTGGAAAAACCCTGATTACCTAAGTGTAATCCAATGGCGTATTGATAAACTCAAATGGATACGCGCCAATCCCCAATATCTCCCCGCAATCAAAGAATACTACAAAGAAAATATTGGTCAGTTTATTATAGACTGGGGTGTAACGACCGACCCGCGCAATGCCGATATAGGACTTCAGGTTAAAATACCGTTTATATTGTTCCCACGTCAAGAAGAGTGGGTTATCTGGTTAATGGATAACTGGAGGAATAGACGAAAAGGAATTACTGAGAAGTCAAGAGATATGGGCATGAGCTGGCTGTCTGTCGCGGTAGCTTGCTCTATATGCTTATTCTATGACGATATCACCGTCGGCTTCGGCTCTCGCAAAGAAGAGTATGTTGACAAGAACGGTGCGCCAAAGTCTCTGTTTTGGAAAGCCCGCGAGTTTATTCGCCATTTGCCACCAGAGTTTAGGGGCGGCTGGGATAAGAAACGAGATTCCGCTCACATGCGTATCAGCTTCCCAGAAACAAACTCGGTTATGACTGGGGAGGCTGGCGACGGAATAGGGCGCGGCGACAGAGCGGCAATATATTTTGTCGATGAATCGGCGTTCCTAGAGAGACCGCAGCTCGTCGATGCGTCCCTGAGCATGACCACAAACTGTCGGCAGGATATCAGCACGCCGAATGGTCTAGCCAACAGCTTCGCCTTGCGTCGTCACTCTGGTAAAATACCTGTTTTCACGTTCCACTGGAGAGATGACCCGCGCAAGGACGATGCGTGGTACGCCAAGATGTGTTATGAGCTTGACCCTGTCACTGTGGCACAAGAGATTGACCTATCCTACTCGGCTTCGGTGGAGCGCGTACTAATACCCGCATTATGGGTCGAAGCGGCTATCAATGCACACGTCAAGCTAGGATTCGAAGCATCTGGAAGCCGTGTTGGTGCGTTCGATGTGGCTGATTGCGGCAAAGATATGAACGCGTGGGGATATCGTCATGGCATTGTAATGAGGCATTGTGAGTCATGGAGCGGCAGGGGTGATGATATATATGGCAGCGTTGAGCGCGTGTTTGCTCTGTGCGACGAGCATGAAGTCAAAGAAACATACTACGACTCAGACGGCTTGGGTGCTGGCGTTCGCGGCGACAGCAGAAAGATCAACGAAGGGCGCAGGCTGGAAGCGTTGCAAGAGGTTATCTTTGAGGCGTATCGGGGAAGCGCAAAGGTGCATGACCCAGAAGGCGAAATGGTTAAGGATAGAACAAACCAAGACTTCTTTATGAACTACAAGGCTCAAGCGTGGTGGTCGTTGCGTACTAGATTCCAAAAGACGTATCGCGCTGTAGTTGAGGGCATGACGTACCATGAAGATGAGTTAATTAGCATACCGTCCGATCTGCCTGAACTTGATCGCCTCAAAAATGAGTTGAGTCAGCCGACATACGACCGAAACACAGCGGGCAAGGTGTTCGTTGATAAGCAGCCTGATGGAATGCCATCCCCCAATCATGCCGACATGGTTTGCATGCTGTACAGCCCCGCAGGCATGACGATGAGCGTATGGGAAAGAATGGCAGACTATTAGCCGTTGTGGTATAATACACAAGATATTATCGGATGATAACATGACATATAAGCAAGTAACACCACCATCACGCGCCATGGATAGCTTCAGTAATCTACAGTCGCGCACAGGTCTGGGTAGCGGTAGTATTGCCGACGGCTCCTCGTACCAGTTCAGTCCAGTCAGTCGAAACCGCGTGCAGCTTGAGTTTGCCTATCGTAGTTCGTGGACATGCGGGCAAGCTATCGATCTTGTGGCTGAAGATATGACTCGCGCAGGCATTGAGATTAATAGCGAGATGGAGCCGACCGATATCAAGCGCATGCAGCGCGAAATGATTAAGATGAGGATATGGGAACGGCTCGGCGAGTGTGTTAAGTGGTCTCGGCTGTACGGCGGATGTATTGCCGTTATGCTGATCGATGGACAGAAGACCGAAACGCCTCTCAACCTCGATACGGTCGGGGTTGGTCAGTTCAAGGGCTTACTGATACTAGATCGATGGCTAATTCAACCTTCGCTAGAAGACCTTGTGACAGAGTACGGCGAGAATCTTGGATTGCCTAAATATTATACCGTTCTGGCTGACGCTAAGGCACTGATTAACCAGAAGATTCATTACAGTCGCGTCATTCGCATGGAAGGCATTAACGTCCCGTACTGGCAGAAGATCAGCGAGAACGGCTGGGGTATCAGCTTGCTGGAGCGCATCTGGGACAGAATCACGGCATTCGACAGCGCAACCGAGGGCATGGCTCAGTTAGTCTACAAGGCTCATCTACGCACGGTTAAGATCAAGGGCTTCCGCGATATAATGGCAACGGGCGGACGCGCTCTGGATGGCTTCTTGCGCTCAATGGAGCAGATCAGGCAGTACCAGACGAACGAGGGCTTGACTGTGCTTGATGCACAGGACGAATTTCAATCGCAATCATACGCATTCACTGGATTGCCTGACGTTATACTTCAACTCGGACAGCAACTTAGCGGCGGCACACAGATACCGCTCGTGCGGTTCTTTGGGCAGTCTCCTGCTGGGTTAAACAGCACGGGCGAGTCAGACCTTAGGACGTACTACGATGGCGTGAATGTCAATCAAGAGAAGCAGTTACGTTGCGGCGTTCAGCTTATCCTTGAGCTAACTTATCGTTCGCTGTTCGGGAAAGCCCCCGCCGACCTAGACTTTGAGTTTTCTTCGCTGTGGCAGAAAGATGATACAGAAAAAGCTGATATATGCAGCAAGATCACCGATGCCGTCCTCAAGGCAGAAGAGTCTGGTTTAATCCGCCGTGGTACGGCTTTGAGAGAACTCAAGCAATCAAGTCATATTACTGGCGTGTTTTCCAATATAACTGATGAAGAAATAGCCGAAGCCGACGCAATGCCACCCGAGCCGCTAGAGAGTGATAATGAAGAAGCTACAAAACCCCGTCAAGATTAAATCTGTTATCGCTCAGTATGAGCGTCAGCTAGTCCAGATCGCTCGTCACTGTGGTGGTATCGTTAAGATGCTGCGTTGGGATGATGAGATTGTAACGGATGCTCAGCGAGCAGCTCACGCCCTTCAGTCCTATGCCGAAACGCTCAGATACTGGGGCGCACTGGCTTCAGTTAAGATGCTCAAGCAGTTAGACAGAAAGAATGAAGCGGCTTGGACAGCCTTCTCACAAGAGCTGTCAGCAGGGCTGCGCGATACGATACAGAACACGCCAACAGGTAAGCTCATGCAAGACGCAGTGCGACGACAGGTTGACCTAATCACGTCCCTACCGTTGCAAGCTGCTGAACGAGTGCAGACGTTAGCGATACGCGCCGTTGAGTCTGGCGAGCGCAGTGGTGCGATTGTGGATGATATTATGCGGACAGGTGACGTGACGATCAGCCGAGCGAGAACGATAGCACGAACAGAAGTGGGGCGTGCCAGCACTGAGCTTACCAAGGCTAGGGCAGAGGCTACAGGAAGCACTCAGTTTATCTGGAGGACGATGCACGATAGTGATGTAAGGCATGAACACGCCAAGATAGACGGTCATGTGTTTGAATGGAAAAATCCGCCCACGTTTGCGGACGGACAAAGTTATCTGCCCAGTTGTTTTCCGAACTGCCGATGTTTTGCTGTTCCCGTGTTCATTGATGATTAACGGGCGCAGTATAGCGTCGAGTATAGACTTGAAAGCGACATATTATCGTAAGCTTGCTTTGGATTGCCCCCTTTTCCTGCTGTTAAAATATAACCAACATGCCCTTTTAGGCGGCAATGCCACTGACCGCATGAGTACCATATATGTGGTTTCATTTTAATTCTCTCCTATCCATAACTCCATACATTCTTAATCTGATAAAATCACTACCACGAAAGTTTTTAATACTTTTGAATTCAGTAAGTTTAATCATTCTAGCAATTCTAGCTAGATCATGTGTCAATCTATGATCTAACTTGTTCAGATGTTCGCTATGTGGCACGAATATGCAGTGTTCAATCATTTTAACTCCTTTACCTTTTCAACCAATCGATTTCCCCACTCTTGATATTGCCTAATCGGAAGCTCAAAAGCCCTGCAAACAATTGCAAACACAATCATAACAGGCGACAGCAATAGCCATAGTATCACTTGTAGCATTAACATATTAAATTCACCCTTCATTTACGCAATGAAAATCACATTCAGTACAATACCATGAATAGCCGTCAAATACAACCTTCTCGCCGCAGCACGGGCATTGCCCTGTATCGCTTTCTAAATCTGTCGAATCATCCATAATTAAAGCTCCATCATTTCATATTTATCGCCACGCCTTAGCTTTGCTGTTGATGATATATTGCATCTAGCAACTCCATTATTCTTTCCTAATGCTTCGTTTGCATGGCAATGTAGCGCGTCAATGTGCCTAGCGCATGCTATGTTATCATAGTTTTCATTAACTACTCTCCAGTAGCACGATCGTCTTTTACAAAACCCACACTCATCTTTTCTTTTATTCATTTTTCCTGCTCCCAAGCCCAGTCCATTACTAACCATACCGCAAAACACAGTATGCATGTAATGACTTGTTCCGTTAAGTCTGCATCCGTTGCTAGTAGCCCTAGGCATGTGATTGCCATGCACACCACAACAATAACGCCAGTAAGATTATGTATCCATTTTAACAGTAACATTTTCCATCTCCTTTTTTATCATGATAAGCAAGTGCATGAGATGCTTGTATCTCCTGCCCTGCCCTATCATGTGTTCCGCCGATTCGTTGCAAAAATATCCATGATCTCCCTTTCTCCTTCCATTTCCCTTAACGGCATAAGCTATAAGTGGATAGTCGTCGTAAGTATTTTGGGATTGCAACGCCTTATCTATCAGTTTAAGTATAATTTCCCTATTACTCATCGCACACCTCAACCTTCTTCGCCGCTAGGTAGTAGTTGAAATACTCGACGCTCATCTCAAGATCAACCGCCTCGGATAGCCGCGCTGAGAAGTGTCGTGCCAGCCCTCCCTTGCTGTGCATCGAGTAAATTAAGTCCATCATATCCTCCTCGTTTGCGTCGCCCAGCGCGAGGTCGGACAACCTTCCTGTGAGTAGAGCATATTCCTCTGGCGTGATCTCTGTTGATAGCATTGCTGCTATATCTATTCGTTCTTGTAGTTCGTTCATGATAACCTCTTTAGTCTTAGGTCGGTAAGCATTAGTCTTAATGCATCCTTTCTTTCTGGGTAAGATAGCCCTTGAATTATTAGCTTTGCATTTCTTTGTTGCATAAATACAATTTCAGCTAATTCATCTTTAGATAAGTTATCTCTTGTTCTTGCTGAAAAAACTCCAGTCATTAGACCGTTAATCATTCTTGCTTCATTGGTGTGATGATGCTCCTCTGTTTCTTTTCCTAAATCAGCCCTAACCTCCTCAAGATAAACTTTCATTGAATTGTATCCAGATTTTGTATCATTTCTAACCTCAATCCAGTTAATATTTTGCTTGTTTTCTTTTACCCTTCCAAGCTCCTCCCTCATTTTAAAAAATGCTTTCGTTATATCAAGCTTAAATCTTACCACGACTTCGTTATTTTTCAGCAGCATCAAAACAAGAGAAGTATGCTCTTCTGTTAAAACAGCATATTCAGTCGCCGAACCCTGAGTGTTAAGTCGCGTTTGAAACGCGACTTCTCCAAGCTCGCTTAATTCATTTTCATATTTCCTAATTAATGCCATGACGTTTTTATGTTGATTGTTTGTCCTTTCTGCGATAATAAAACTTGTTGTGGTTATCTTGCTCCTGAACCTTGTTACCAGTGCATCGCTCTGAACCACTGCCAATTTAGCGTTCTTCATAAATCCCCCTCGCCTCGCTGTACCGCTCAAACAGTCGATCTACTTCGTGCTGACGATCAAGCGCGTCGAAATATGTTGGCGTGCCTTTCCATGTACCGCTATCGTCGTATGTGTTCCAGTCGTTCATAATATTATTCTCCTTGATGATTTAACGCACCGCTTACCGTTTTTGCGGTGCATATTATACACTATAATCGATGTTGTGTTGGGTGGCAAGAATCTTTCGCACACAACGTATTGATCTGCGCCGTATATTCTCCTGAACTTAGCCTTGTGCATGAGATATATCCTATGCAGTCCAGATAAGTCTGGATGATTCCTGACCCACATTCCTGTGCATGGGTCGAAATTAGACCTAAACCAATCGTCGTGCCTGCCAGTGTTGAGGAAGATATTCACTTTGGCGCATTCTTCGTCGAACTGCTGATCTGTGGCTATAGGGTCATTCATTATCTCGTAAGCATAAGCCCATACAGATACCTTAATACGCAGCCGCCTTTCTTCTTCTATCTGTGTAGGCATCATAATGAATCTCCTTAGTTGACAATTACACTATGACACAACACCAACCACAACGCTACCACTTTCAGCGAAATAAATGACTTGCATTTATTTTAAATAAGAGTATAATGGCAAGTACATAACGTCGTGATGACAGTGATGAAAATTAAGATGACGGACCGCGCTGGAGTTCTGCGCGTTTACACTACCGAAGATATTTCGCCTCGCATAAGCTCAACCCCTGAAGGTTATTTGCTTTGTGAGGCAGTTCCTATTGCACGCACAGGAACGCAGCTATATGCCAAAGATGAGACTCCAATCGAGACAGATTCGGGTATCGTTACCATTCACCGCACCGAAGAAGAAGTATTTTCCCCCGAAACGCTCGCATCGTTCGAAGGGAAAAGCGTTACGCTTGACCACCCAGATGAATTCGTTTCTCCCGACAACTGGCGTGCGTTAACCGTTGGTCTAGCGCAGAATGTTCGGCGCGGTGAGTACGAAGAAGCAGATTTATTGTTAGCTGATCTACTTATAACAGACCGTGAAGCCATTACAGCAATCCAAAAAAATAACTTAAGACAAGTATCGTGCGGCTATGACACGCACTATATCCAAGACTCCATTGGTGTTGGAAGACAAACCAATATCATAGGTAATCACGTCGCGCTAGTGTCGCGTGGTCGTGCTGGCGTTAGATGTTCAATTCGAGACAAGGAAACTATTAAAATGGTAAAGAAGCGTAGTGCCATAGATCGCCTGCTGGCTTACTTTCACGCTAAAGACGAGGAATCGTTTCAAGAGGCAGTGGAAGAAGTCAAAGACGAACTAGAGGAAGCAAAGAAAGAAGACAAGGCAACCGATGCTATGTCTAAGATTCTGGATAGCTTAAAAGCAATCGATGAACGCTTGGAGAAGCTGGAAGCCAAAGATGAAGACGAGGACATGCCCGCAGAGGACAGCCCTACCGACGTTGTGGCGGCAGGAAAAATTGAAGAAGCTGGCGTGGTTGTGCATGACTCAGAGTTGCGTAGTCGCGTAGAGATTCTTAGCCCTAGTCTGAAGTTTAAATCTAAAGACACCGCAATGGTCGAGTCAATCAATGCAGCTCTTGGCATTCAAGAAACAGCCGAGGCAGTGAAAGTATTCCTGCGCGGTCGTGCTGTTGACAGCTTGAGCGCGAGCCAAGTGGCTGATGTATTCTTGGCATCTTCTGATCTTGTAGCTCAGCTCAACAAGGCAAAGGGAACTCGCCATTCCGCTGTTGATATGGGAAGCATGAGACCAGCACATCTAACCGCAGATGAAATTAATAAACGTAATCGTGAATTTTGGAGCAAAAAATAATGGTAGCTTTTCTATACCGCATGCCTAACGGCATCCGTGGCGATATCAGCCGCAGACAATCAACCACAGTCGAGCCACAACTGTTGAACTCGGCTTTGCCTTTCGCCAACTACGGCATGTTCGGCAAGATCGTGTCGGGTAAGTTCGTCCCTCTCGTTGCAAGTGATACAGCCAGCGTAATCTATGGCATCCTTGCCCGCCCATTCCCTATGACTGGAAGCAATGCGAGCGACCCCCTTGGCGTGGATGTTCCTGCCGTTAACGGCGTTGCCGACGTAGTTCGTCGCGGATATATGACCGTGGTTAATGTTGCTGGAACTCCCGCACTTGGCGGGCAAGTTTATGTGCGTATCGCCAACCCATCGGGAATTCGCGTAATCGGCGCAATCGAAGCTGCTTTAGTATCAGGCGAAACCGTTGCCGTAACGGGATGCGCATTCGCAGGCACACAAGACGCTTCTGGCAACGTTGAAATTGCTTACAATATTTAAGGAATAGATAGATGTTCACATTTGATAGAAACACAATCGATAGCTCTGGCGTTTTCCTTTTAGGAGAATTAGAGCGTTTAGACCAAACGATGTACATGCCTTTGGTCAGCATCACCTACGGGCGTGATATCCAATTACGCCAAGATGTAAGCATTGCCGATGAAGTTAGCTCGTTTACTAATAGCTCGTTTGCTATGGCTGGCGGGATTAGCCCAAACGGCATTAGCTGGGTCGGCAAAGACTCCACTACAATCGCAGGTTTAGCGTTAGATATCGGTAAGACCGCCACGCCATTGAACTTAATTGGGTACGAGCTTGGCTGGACTATTCCAGAGCTGGCATCTGCACAGCAACTCGGTCGCCCAGTTGACTCGCAAAAGTTTGAAGCTTTGACAATGAAGCATCAAATGGACGTTGATCGCATGGTTTACATTGGCGACGACAGCTTGACCTACAGCGGCGCTGCGCTAACAGGATTATGGAACAGTGACACCAAGGTTGCCACTGTAACAAATGCTGTAACTGGCGCATGGGGCGGCGGCGTAACCACAGCTCGTCAAGTAATGCAAGATATCGCGGCATTTGAGCAATTAGTCTGGGCTGCGTCTGGTTATAGCATCGTAGCAACAAAGCTCGCATTGCCTCCATTAAAGTTTGCTTATCTCAATAGCACAATCGTGTCTGATGCCGGTAACGTATCGTTGCTCACATACATCAAAGTTAACAGCTTGTGCATGGCAAACAACGGCGTACCTCTTGATGTTGTATCAAGCAAGTGGCTGACAGATCGTGGCGTTGGCGGTACTCAACGGATGGCATTGTACAGCAACGAGAAGTCGTTCGTTCGCTTCCCAATGGTTCCATTGCAACGCACTCCATTAGAGTACCGTGGTTTAAATCAGCTAACCACATACTATGGTCGCTTGGGTGCCGTGGAATTCCCACGCGGCGAAACAGTTGGGTACTGTGATGGCATCTAAGATTGAAGTAACGCAGGCATTTGACCTGTCTGTTGCTCTCGGCGAGTCCCAGCATTTCGATGTTGGGATTTATGAGGTATCTGAAGATATCGCCGAGCATTGGTATGTTAAGCAGTTCTCTACAATCATTCAGGACGTGATTCCAGATGCCAATAACAACACAAAGCGTAAAAGACCTGTTTCCTGAGTTCGACGCTTACACTGCCCCTCAGATACAGCCATGGATAGACATTACGCCGCTGTATCTAAATCCTCTTGTGTGGACAGATCAGGATACACTTGACTTTGCTACAAAGTTATTCGTAGCTCATAACCTTGTTTTATCTGCTCGTGATGCTCTTGCGGCTGCTGTTGGTGGTATCAGCGGCACTGCTCAAGGCATTGAAACGTCGAAGACGG